CTTTTTCCGGTACGTGCTGCACTGCCGTGATGGCAAAGGTGCCGTCCGTGTTTTCCCGGATGGAGACACAGCGGAACAGGCGACGACGCAGTGACGGCAGGGAGAGCCCCCACACACCGTATGTCTCCACGCCATCCGGCAGGGTGCTGACCTGTATCCGGTCCGGCGCGGGGTGTGCAGTGATGGCCACGCTCACCGGCTTACCGCTGCCGTTAATCAGGTTCACCGTGGCGGCACCGGTCTCCGGCAGGGTCACCTCACGGTCCAGTGTCAGGGTGCGGCTGGCGGCATCGATGGACAGGACACGTCCGCCGGTCATGGTCCCGGCATAGTCGTTATCACAGATTTCAATAATGTCACCGGGTGTGTGACGCAGCCCCTGTGACCCGAGCGTGAAATCCACCGTCTGCGTTTCCAGCAGTCCGGCTTTATCACCCACAGCCCGGCACGGTGGGCCTGACCGCGACTGGTGCAGCCGAACGCATCCATCTTCAGCAGGTTGCGCCCGTAGCGCAGTATGGCTTCCGGGGTCTTCCACCAGTTCCGTGGAGGTCTGCCAGCCGTTCTGCGGGTCGGTGTAATTCACCTCCACCGCCGTGTGGCGGTCCTTCAGGGCGCTGAAGCTGTAGCGAAACCCCACGCCGTTATCATCCACCACCACATCACTGCTGGTGTAGGCCACACCACATCCGACGGACTGTCCTGAACGAACGTCAGCGTCTGGCCGTTCCATACCGGCATACAGCGCATCGCCGAGCAGAAATCACTGAGAACGTCCCACGCCTTACGCTGTTGTGACAGGTACGCATTAAAGGTCATCCGCGGCTCTGTGCCCCCGAAACCATCCGGGACCGTCTGGTCGCAGTACTGCCCGATGGCATACAGCGCCCACTTGTCAACATCCGCGGCCCCCAGGCGTTTTCCCATGCCGTAGCGCGGGTGAGTCAGCATGTCCCACAGGCACCAGGCCGGGTTGTTGCTGTATGCCGGTTTCAGGCTGCCGTCCCAGATGCCGCTGTACGTGCGTTTTTCCGGGTCATAGTTTGACGGTACCTGGATGATGCGACCGCGGATATGGTAGTTCACCGTCATCTGCTGACCGCCAAACTGCTCCGCATCCACCTGCAGCCCCACAATCGCCGTGTTCGGGTAGCACTGTTTCACATCGATGATTTCGGTGTATGACGACCACAGCGTTCTGTTCTGCAGCTGGTCCGTGGTGCTGTCCGCCGTCTCCCTGACCATCCGGATGTTAAAGGGCCGGGGCGGCAGATTATCCAGAATCACCGACGCCAGGAACTGCGAGGTGGTCTTGCCGTTAATGGTGACATCCTTTTCCGTCACCCAGTTACCGTTACGCTGCAACTGAATCAGCAGTCGGACAGAAGAGTGATTACGGTCGCCCTTTGAGGTGGTCTCCAACAGTGACTGCACCCCGAAGGTGACCCGCAGGCGGTCAATGTTCGCGGACGTAATGGTGCGCGTCACCGGCTTTGCCTTCGTCACTTCCACGCCCAGTGCGGTTTCAGCTCCGGAGGACTCAAAGCCTTCCGGCGGTGTCTGCTCCTGCTCCCCGGCACGCCAGACCGCAGTCACACCGTGTATCACGGGATTACCGTCCGTGTCCGTCAGCGGGGTTTTGTTCACCAGAATACTCTGCAGCCCCTTCACCGGACCTTCAATCGGCCCTTCACCAATGGCGTCAATCACGCTCATCATCTGCGTGGACTTAAGATTGTCCTTTGCCTCTACCGGCGTGTGCCCCTTGCCGCCCCCTTTACCCACTCTGTCCCCCTCTCCTGTCTGATGTCTGAATCTGTTTATGCCAGAAAACAACAGGCACCCCGGAGGGTGCCTGTGTCATGACGGAATAAAATTTCTGAAACTCTTCACATTTCCGGCAATTGCCTGTAGCCGCAATAATGACGCTGCATTACTTTTTTGATGCCTGAAAAATAACTCCATAACGTTAATCTTCATCGTTCTCTCCCGCAGCTCCGCTAACTCTGCGGGATTTTTTTATTTTCATCCCCGCCCGATAACCACCACTTTCCCGTCTCCGCCCTCATCACGGGTGCTGATGTCCTGGGATATCCGTCGTGAACCAACCAGCATTTCACCATAAGGCACCGGCATCGGGTTCCCCTGGGCAATCATGTTATCCAGTGACGAAAAATACGTGTTCTGTTTACCGTTATCCGTTGCGCGGTAATCCGGTGTTTTTGCCTTCGGTGCCAGCATCTGGGCCACACCGCCCAGTATCATGCTGGCCCCCAGTGAAAACAGCATCGTGGTGGCAGAAAAACCACCGGCTGCCAGGGCTGAACCCCATAACGCCATTGATGCCCCGGCCGTGAAGAAAGAGCCCACGATGGCTGCCGCCCCCAGCACAATCTGCAGTCCACCCTTTCCGGCCCCGGCCAGTCGCGGCACAATATGGATGACCGCCCCCTCACCCAGAGGTTCGTGAAGACGGGCGTACACCGCCTCCGGTGCCGTGTCCTCACCGCGAATACGTATCTGGTACCAGCCTTCGTTCATCTGACGGCGGAATCCCGGCATCTGCAGCGACAGGGCACGGATGGCTTCCGCTGCCGTGTTCACGTACAGGCTGAGGCGGCGGCCAAATCGTTGCAAATCCCCGTGAAGGCAGATGCGTGCCAGTGGCGGTGACGCCAGACAGAATGCGTTCGTCGTTGCCATTTTTCAGAATACCTCTCCCGTTTACTCAGTTGTTCAGGCAGATGGTGAAGCAGTTCACCGTTGCCGCAGTATATGGCGGCATGATTGGCCACCGATGCGCCAAAGCAGCACAGCAGGATATCGCCCGCCTGTGCAGAGGACAGGGGCACCCGGTAAAAACCAGTCGCCGCCATATTGTCCAGGTAAAGGTTCTGACCGTTGCGCCACCAGTCATCCTCACGCTCAAAATCCGGCAGCGTTATCCCCGCCAGATGGTATGCATCCCGGAACAGGGTGTAACAGTCCGTCACCCCGTGCTCAAAACGACGCCCGGTCAGGTGCGGCACACAGCGGAATTTATGAATTTCCCCCCGGCAGACCAGCCACCAGGGCAGGGCACTCTTTATCTGCAGCCGCCGGTCGGCCTCGCTCAGCCAGGGCAGACCACCAGGGTGGCTGTGAACCAGCGCCACAATCTCCCCTGCATCTCTGCCTGCAGCCAGTCTTCCGGCGCAATACGAAAATACGCCTCCGGCTCTGCGGAGATATTCACGCAGGGCTGGTACCGTTCGCCCTCCGGGGTGCCTATCACGAAGCCGCAGGACTCCGCAGGCGCACACCGCCGGGCATGCACCAGAATCGCTGATTCAGTCTGTGTCATAAAACAGGATTCACTGCGAAAGTTTATTGATGGAAAGGAAACCGCCAAAATTAGCCACCATGCCGCGCATCTCACACCCGCGCATGCACTTGCTGCATCTGTCCTTACGGATATCCGTGGTGGGGTTGTCGAACTCATCCGCCACCGCAGGACCGTTATACCCGCATTCATCTCCCCGGTAATCCCACATACAGGTATTCGCCAGCATAATGCGACCGGGAAACAGCGCTCCGTCCGTCTCCGTCGGTGTTGCCAGCACAAACGAGGCTGTCATGGCCGTCAGCTCTGACATCTGCTCCACCACCCAGCGGTCGCTCAGCTCCTGCTCCGGGTCCGCTTCCGGATTGCCCGCCACAAAATTCACCGCATCCAGAAAACGGGCATACACCCGGCGGCGGACCACCGTGGCCCCCACCAGGCTCTGCAGGTCCTCCGCCATCCCGGTGACCAGACCAAACAGATTCGACACCGTCAGCGACGGTCTGGCACTGCTGCCCTTCCGTTCATCTCAAAGCCACTGCCGTCAATCGGGTATGCCTGATATTGCCGCCCCTGCCAGGTAACCGCCTCCCCTTTTTCATTCAGCTCATTGCAGAAAAAATACCGCTCACCGCCCTGCGCCGTCAGGTCGATTTCCCAGAGTACCACCCGCGGTGACTGCTCTGATTTAACCGACTCGTTCAGACTTTCTTCGTGAATATCCTGCATCAGTTCACCACCTGCTTAAACTCCGCGCTGAACTCAACGCGCAACATCCCGACCCGCGCAGACCACCCGGCACAGGTCACCTTTATCTGCCGGTATGCATAGGGTGGCTTCCACAAAAATGCCTTCCAGCCTCCGTGCTCTGCTAGGAACGCTTCCAGATGCCGGGCCTCCTCCCGGGTCACGGAAAGCGTCACACGGTATGTTTTCAGGTCAGCATTCAGCCCTGCCGCCATACGCTGTGAGTACCCGTCACCAAAACGCACTTCACGCACCGATGGCTGCGAGTTCACCTCCATATCCGGCTTCACTTTCCAGCGAAAGGTTTTCATCGCCCGCTCCCCGATAACATACCGCCATCACGCAACTGCAGCCGGAGCTCATCCTGCGCCCCCTTGCGGGCCATGTCATACACCGCCTTCATCAGCTGCGGCCCCGCCTGTCCGTTGGTGCCGTCGTTCTGAATCACCACGTGATTGTTCTGATTAAAATTAATACCTTCCGCCCGCCGCATCTGCGCCGGACTTCCGGCACCACCCACATAACCACCTTCCGCATAGCCGCGCATCAGACGGTAAAGATTCCCCACACCTATCCGGCTGGTTGCCTCTTTCGTGAAAACAAACTCCCCGCGATGAACTATCCCCGCAGGCTCATATTTGCCGCCCGTCCCCGTAAATCCTCCGGTCGCGAAATGGAAGTTCGCCGCCGCAGCCTGAATGGCCGTCCCCGAGGAAGCAGATGCACCACCACCGAAAGCACCGCCAATGGCGCTGCCGATACGCCCGACAATGCCCACCATGGCCTGTTTAAGCAGGATTTCTGTCATCATGGACAGCACCGAACGGGTGAATCCCCGCCAGTCTGCCTCTGCACCGGTCAGCATCGCCGCCATATTCTGTGCAATACCGTCAAAGGTCTGCGTGGCAGCACTTTTAACCTGCGAAAAACTGTCCGTCGCACTTTCCGCCCACTCGCCCCAGCCGGACTTCAGCCCGGCCATCCAGCTTC